ATGTCTTGCATCTCTGCAATAGGATCTGGTGAAGACTGTGATCTTTGTTTTAGCGACCCTAAATCTGAAGTCTTAGCCTCACCATCACCTGTCTTGGTATAAGTCGCCACGCCATTAACAAACGTCTTAGTAATATTGTCACCAAGTTGGACACCTAGAATGTTTGGCTTGTATTCTTGCGTTGTGGTGGTCACTGGCTTACCTGTGCCAATGTCATAGGAGCTTTTTGTCGTAGTCATCTCATCAAAGAAACCAGACTTTTCAGAGGTCACTGTAGGCGTAACGCCAGTTCTCTCAATACCAGCCAGAATGTACTTTGATCTTGCTTGATCCTCTTTGGTAATAACACGATCACCTGAGTACATCTTTTCACTGCCTATCGACTTTTGTTCTGCGGCAAGCTCTGCCTGAGTTGCGCCTCCTGCTAGCCTGGCTTTGTAGTATGCCTGGTTGTAACTGACTTCATCATTGCGATACTTGTCATTTTTTATTGCTGATAAAAGAACACTTGGTATGGTCGAGTCTTTGTTAGACTTAACCTCTGAGTCATAAGTAGATTGATCAAAATTAGCCCTTGGTACTGGCTCTTGGTAAGCTTTCTGTAGGTCTATGGCTCTCTTGTTTGCTGCTTCTGGGCCACTGCCCAATGAAATAGACCCTTGCTCCAATGGCTTTGGTGTCATAGGAGTCTTAACTGGAGTTCTACCTCGCTCGTTAAACTGGCTAACCTCCCCAGTGTTTACTGGTTGTGTAGTCTCGACTCCCATTTCACCTAGTAACTTAGGGTCTTGTGAGGTTTTAGATTGTGCAATGTTATTGATGGCTAGAACATTGTTTGTACTAGAAGGGCCAGCAAATCCAGATTCATTAACCCCATAGCCATCAGTTTCTATACCCATTGTTGTTTTAATTTTATTTGCAACCAAGCCATCTCTAAGCGTACCGCTTGGCCTTTCTTCTTCAACTTTAGGCTGAGTAATCTTAGCTGTCGCTACTGGCGTAGTCTTTGCTGTAGACTTTATAGGCGTTGCAGGCCGAACAGGTTTATTAACTTCACTAGGCAAGTTAGCTCGTTGGTTCCCATTGCCACCATAGTTAATTTTTGGTGCTTTGGCCTTAGCTTTGGCTTTAGCTTTAGCTTTAGTTGCTGCACGATTACCCGATTCACGCTTAGACCTAGTGTCTGGAGCTTTAGCTTTAGGCGTAGATGTTTTCTTAAAGTATTTGCTAGTGCCGTTATCCTTTTTAGGCGTAGCTTTCTTTGCTGGCTTGTCATTATCACCGCCACCACCGCCACCACCGCCACCACCGCCACCACTTGAACCACCGCTTGAACCGCCCATTACAACTCCTTATAAAATGTGCTGCTAGACTTAAACCCAGCCGCATCTAAATATTTAAACCAGCCCTTTCTCGGACTTCTAAACTCAATCTGATCAAATGAAGCCTCTTCAGCAATCATGTTAAGCGTGTCCGTCATTTCGTGAATCAAGCTAGGCCCAGTTAAAAACAAAAGATCAACGTGCAGTACAGCGTTAGCTGTGTACCTGTCGTTATGCTCTGTTAGAACTAGCAACCCTCTTAAATGATCAGCTTCATAAACATTGAATGCTGTGGCCTCACCCGAATCAATCACCTCGTAGAACTGTAAAGGCGTATATGACTCACCTATTTTTCTCGCAGTTGACTCGATAGCGTTAGCAAAAAAATCCCAGTTCTCTAGAATCATTTCTGGAGTTTGTTTAATAATATTCATAATTTCACATACTTCTGCTCGGTTATTAGATTGACCCTATAACGCCTGGTGACGATTGCCTGTTGCGCTCACCCCACGGGATTGAGTACCTACGCATCATGTAGGCATAGCGAATAGCATCAAGCAGGTCATCCATTGTCTTGCTAATCTTGCCCTTATCATTGCGGTGGTATTGATTAAACTCATTGAAGAAGTCACGCAGATTGCGATCAACCTTGAACCGACCCTTAATCATTAGGTCACGGATCTCATACAAGCCAGCCTCAACCCCATTAGTGCCATCAGGCCAGGTTGCGTGTTTGTGCAACATATCGAACCCAGCATCAATGTAGTAATCTTTTTGCTGATTGGCTGTGCCATTCTTTTCTGTCTGCAATCCATCCAAAGGCCATGACGTTGGGACACCTAATGCCCAGGGCTTTACAGTAGCCCACGCTACTTCTGGAGCAATGTGACTCGCTTTCCATGCTTGTGTGACATAGAACGTGCCACTCTCTCGGTCTTCTATTAGCTGAACGTGAGCTTGCGGATGCTCCCAGCCAAAGTCCATCGCGTTAATAACGAACCAATGATCAGGTATTTTGAATGGGTCACACTTGATTGAGTCTTCGTCTAAGTCATAAATCCTGCCATGCCCTAGCATCGGTATTCCTTTGCTTCTCATGTCGCGCTGATAGGCAGGGTATTGATCCAGCATTAATCGTTTAGCGTCTTCTGATAGGTGTGGTGCGTCATCCCAACCAGCTTGTATAAACGCTTGACCCTCACCAGGGTTATCCATAAAGCTAATCACTGTCTCAGTGCGCCCGTTCTCTGGTGTAAAGGTTAATATGCCCTTACCACCCTTACCCTTGTCGCCTGTCAGTGTGCGAGTTACCACTTGAGGATAGATGGCTTGATCCTTTGGCTCTTCGTCTATGTGATACCAATCGACTGAGTCACCCATTAAAGCGTGTTGGCCCTGTGTGTATGACCAGAACTGACAGATCGATACACCGCCAGATGTGTGCTTTACTCTGACCTCACGCATAGCCCCTGATGTGCCTGTCATCGAAACGTAATCAACAATCAGGTCAGCAGGTATTAGACCACCTAAAAATGTTCTGTCTTCTAATCTTCCAAACAATGCGGTCTGTAATAAGTCGCGTGTCTTCTCCCCTGAGTAACCCAGCAGCCAACAGGTCGGTGCGTGTTCAAAGACATGACCATCCCAATCATCTGGGTAATCACCCATTAAGTGTAGCGCATCGATGTAAGTGCCAAGGTAGGTTTTGCCTATTCGGTTAGCCGCACACAGAAGCACAGCCGTCTTAGTCTTCGTAAAGCGAATGGTATCGGCTTGGAACTTGTACAGGTCAGGGTACATATCTCGGTAGCGATAAACGTGTTGTCGCCTTATACGCTCTCTCGCAATCAAGACTAATTCAGTTTTACTGTACCTTTGCTGGATCAATCGAATAGCCTCTTAGCTCATCATCTAGCTCTTCTTGAGACATATCGTGCAGCTTCTGCTCAAACGAGACATGGGTATTCATCTCAACCGACTTGCGCTTAGGTGCAACGTATTGAGCTAACTCTCGGTACATCGTCCCAGCTAAAATGAACTCACCCTCATCCATCGCTTTACGAGCAATCGTAGCCATTCCTTCTATGGGATCACAGTTAAGGTCTGACAATTTATCCATGATAGTTTGACTGCTTTTATTGGGAGTGCCTTTAACGCGACCTCCATACTTCTTACCTACTGGCATAACTACTCCTGGCTACTTTAGTTTTAGTGTTCAGTCATCTCTTCATCGTCTATAAAGTTAGAAAACGACTCTACCCAAGCCATAGCTTCAGCAATTAATAGGTCGTCTTCTTCAGTTCTAGCCCTACCGCCATCAATGTTAATAACGGCTTTAGCCAAGAGAGTCAGATACAATGCCCCCTGATTCACAACGTCTTGCCCATAAACATTTTCAATGCTCATAATATCCACTTCTTCCTTAACCATATTGAGGTTATGTCTGTACCCGTAGGCTCTCTGTCCGTCCCTTCACGATGCGTCCAGTTCCCATCTCGCACTGGTGTGTTTACAGCCTGTTCTGCTGTCCAGCCGTATCTGAGGCGGTCTGATAGAGTTTTCATCTTCATACCATGATCTGCTGCTAAATCTTTAATTAGATACTCCCGTCCTTGGTACATAATGTGACCTGGGCTGCGATCAACTTCAGTTAGCGGTTTAAAGCTAATACCCAATTCCCATGCCTGAGTCTTTAGCGTTGAATATTTCATGTCTAAAGCTTCAGCCGTTTCTCGGAGGGTGTAACCCCTCATAGAAAACAGGGTAATAATTTCTTCGTGTGAGCAGTTATAACGCTCTCGCAAATAGTTATGTGATCGTCTTTTCGCCACTAGAGCCAAATCCCCCTATGCCTCGCTCAGTCTCATCTAATTCTTCCACTGTCTGCCAGGTAATAGTTTCTATTTTCTCAATCATTATTTGTGCAATGCGATCACCTGGCTCTACATAGCGAGTTACTGGGCTAAGGTTGATTAATGACACATACACCTGACCTCTATAGTCAGAGTCGATTACGCCCACGCCACTGCTAACAGCTAAACCCTTTTTATTGGCTAAACCTGATCGTGAATAAATTTTGGCACAATAACCCTTGGGGATAGATAACCATAAACCCGTTGGTATTAGCTCGGACTCACCTTGGATAACGTGCTGGCTTCGGCTTATCTCAGCGTGTAGATCCATCGCAGCAGAACCATTTGTTGCATAAACTGGAAGTGGGAATCGCCCCTGGTGCTTAACTTTTACTTTAACTGCGGTACTTTTTGCTGCTGCCATTTCAACTCCAACTTTCAATAGTTATTTTTCCAGTAACACCTTCGTTACGGAGATCGTATATGCGTTTAAATTCACTTCGATAATGCTTTGCTATGTCTTTGACTTCACGCTTTGCGGCCCTGCCTAGTGATGTGTCATTAGCCTTTTCTCTAAGCAAGTCAATAGCACCCTCTCCTAACATTTCTAATTTGTGATCTGAATGTAAGTTAGGGTTAGCGCCTAGATACTGGTGACAGCCATAGCAAAGAGCCTCCGCATTCTCGACACAGAATCTGATGCCCCACTTGCCACGCCCATGATAGTGAGAGCAGTGCAAGCCCATACGATTACCTTCTGGGTAATATTTGTGACAACGCTCACAAGTCCATTCTGCTGCTGATCTGATACAGTCACTAAAGGCTTTGTCGGCTGGAGTCCGTTTAATTGCTCCCATTACACTGCTCCCATAATGGCTCTGCCAATTTGTTCTGGTATCTGCGGTACTACTGAATTGCCTAGCCTTGTAAGTCTGTCCAGCCCTTGCGAAACCCCATCATGCCCTCTACACACATAGGGCAAGGACTGCCTTTGAAAAGCATCGACAATCCCACTTGCTTCCCTATACGCACTCGCCGCTGGATTGATGGATTTGAGTAATCCCCCCTGTCTCTGTTGTCGCTCGCATTTGGGGTAGGCAATAATCCACACCCTGTCCCGTCTATGCGGTGCGCCAACGTATCCAGCCTCGATACAGTGCCACTCTGCATCAAACCCGATCTCGGCCAAGTCATAGAGAAATTGTCCAAACCACCGTCCTGACTCTCCAGTAAGCAGCCCTGTGACGTTTTCAAAAATTGCGTATCGAGGCATACACTCGCTAATAATTCTAAGCATTTCCCTGTATAGGCTGGAGCGAGCGCCACTAAAGCCAGCTTGTTTTCCTGCTGATGAAAGGTCTTGGCAGGGGAACCCTCCACACACAACGTCAACTGTCCCTCTGTATTGTTTGGCATCTAAACTCCTTACATCACTATGTATTGGCACATCAGGCCAGTGCTTGCGTAATACTTCTTGCGCGTGTGTCTCAAACTCACAAAAGGCGATAGTTTCCATGCCAGCTTTTTCAAGCCCTAAGCTAAAGCCACCAATACCTGAGAATAGGTCTAATACTTTCATGCAGCTTCCCTGTATTTGCTGTAGGTTTGTAGTGATGGCTCTGCCCAAGCTACGTTTCGCTCAGATCCAAAGGCGTAGATCACTTCAATCAATTGTGAAAACTCTTCTTTGTTCAGCCGACTACTTCGCTTAGAGAGACCAACAAAGCCACCATCAATCCCTGGAACAGAACGCTGCTTATGTAGGCTAGCCATGAATATGACTTTCCAATCATCGGTGTCGAGATTATCGCCATACCAATCAACCTGTTTTTGCACATCGTTTAACATGGGCCAAAGCTTTTTGTTTTGACTCAATGATCTAGCTGCCCGTCTTAGAACAACTTCCACTGGGCCAATAAACAGACCCTTGTTAATCATTTGAACAATCTGCTGGATCATGCCCGACACGTTTTTGTTATCAACGCTGAAAATCACTTCACTCATATTGTTTCAACTTCTTGCTCTTCAAATAAATCACCCTGACACCCAAAGACTTCACAACTTTCAGCGCAGCCACCATTGTTTCCACGCATCCTCAAAAGAATTTCGTCCCTACTAACGTCTGCAAATGAATCTTGTGCGCTTTGAAAAGTGTGATTACCTCGGTACATAACCAACGGATCATCCACTCTTGTCTCAATAATTCGCAAAGGTTGCGTGTTCAACATATCCCAAAACTTAGCCGCCAGTTCTGGCTCATCTATCGCAGCAAGGGCTATCTTGTTAACCCCTTTTTTAATGCAAAAAACACAGTTTCCTAGCCATTCATCAATTTCTAAGTCAAATGGCTGAGTCTTCCAAAAACCTAAAATGTCTTGCTTATCCATTGGCGATATTTCTGCCAAAAATCTATAACCTTTTTTTGGCTTGAGTCGCCTTGGCTCGTCAATCCTAATGCCAAGCCATGAGGTATAATTGTGCCGCCCAAAAGTTTTGTCACAATATTTTTTATAAGGTGCTGTTTTCATGCGGTCTGTACACATTGCCCCATGAATAAATGGCGTGGAATAACACTTCATCATGTCTTTCCAAGGGCCATAATCATCACAAATTTCATCAATACTTATTTGTCTCCATGTAGCCCCCACGCCTACCTCGGTAGTCATTACCGATCTGAGGCAAACTAAATCTATACGAAAGTGTTTAACAACTTGCCTGATAAAATCATAAGTTTTAGGGTGTTCTGCGCCAGTATCCATGTACACATATTTGACGTTTTTAATAAGACCTTGTGACACCATTGCCTGTATTCTGTGAATCATGTATGCAGACGTTCTGCCGCCACTAAAACTGACTACATTGTATTTTTCTGCTTGAGCGCTCATAGTGCTTCGGCCCACTTAGACATAGGTAACCTAGCTAGCTTCATACTCAGTCGCAGATCCCACGCACAGGGTCGCTCACTGAGAGGCCCGAACTTATAGGAGGGATCACTAAGCGCACACTTGTAATCAGTCAATGGCAAATGATTCTTTTTGCAATAACGTATAGCCCGAATATCATTACGAGTAATACCCATCGTTGCAGCGATAGACCAGGCTGGAATGTGAGCATTGTATTTTTTAATTACATCTACACATTGATCGTGATCGAGAGTCATGCTTCTGCCCAGACCATTGATTTTCTACCCGTGACTTTACATGGGCGCGTATAAGGGTTGCTGACAAAACCTTTAAACCTTAACTCTGGCAATCTTTTCCAAGGTGCTGGTATGCCATTGCTTAACAATTCGATTTCACGGGCTGTTGAATCAGGATGTTCTTTTACGATTTTTAATAACGCAAACTGGTGAGTTACAGTCATGTCTTGAATTGCAGCAAATGCTGCACTGCTGTTTTCATTTATCATGCGACTTTCCTTTTGTTATATTTTTTTCTTGCAGTCGGGTTTAGCTGACTTTTATATATGTGACACAAGCCACCTGACTCGCCATGAGCAGCTTTAGTAACTGACCCCTGGTAATCATTTATTAATTCTTTATAAGGGCTGACAGGTTTAGGTTCTGCGAGATAGTCTTTCAAAGCTCCACTCCCTCAGAGATTGCGTAATAGCCCTTGGTTAAATTCCATCGTCTGTGTTCACGCATTAATAAACGCTCAGTTTTTAAGCTGCGCTCGTTTTCAAATGCCGTTTGATGGCCTAGCTCTCGGTGGTGTTTTAAAAGCTTTACTTCATTGTTAATAGCGATCTGCCTGTTCTTTTCGCTTACTCTGCGACTGCCAGCCAAGATGCTGCTAAACACTGCGTTTTCTAATACTTTTGTTTTTACGCTGTCAAATCCTGAGATCATGGTTAATTCCTTGTTACCAATCGGTGTTATCTATATCCAGCACTGCTGCTGTTTTTCTTTGATTATTAAGTTGCTTTTCGTTGTATCCAGTTGGGCTAACTACA